GGTAATGTACGTTTTAATCGCCCATTTACCATACGTCGTGCCGCGAGGTTCTTAAAGTTTAATTGCATAAAAATAAATTTTTCATTATTTTGAAAACCCCAGACATCTTTAGATTGAACGATATCATAACTTATCAAACATTCAGGGCATAACTTATCAATCTTTGTATATAAATTACGAATATCCATTTGTGATGTTTTCTTCGGAAGTTTTACGAAGAAGTATGGTGTAAAACTGGTCGTAACACATACAGACTTACCTTCATTTGTTTTACCAAAAATACTAATCAAGTGTTCGTCTTCCGTGTCTTGTGTTTCCCAGGTCAATACTTGAAACACGACCATTTTTATCTTATTACGTTAACGCCCGATTTTTTTAATATAGTATAGTAGTAAATATGTCAGCTGCTTTGATTGATCTCGTCTCAGTCGGTGCCCAGGACGTCTATATCACAGGCGATCCTCAAGTCTCTTTTTTTAGACAAAACTATAAACGTCACACAAACTTTTCGATAAAACCAGAACGTATGGATTATATCGGGACGTTTGGTTCGGGAAACGAAGTTTCCATCCCCATCAGATCGAAAGGTGATCTTTTGAGTTACGTGTGGATTGAAAATGCCAATATTAATAATAATAACCACGATGATTCTATTTTTAAATCCGCGAATTCGACATCAGATGAAACTTCACCAACTGAATTCTCTTTGTGGATTGGTGGTCAAGAAGTGACAAAATTGGATACACTTTTCATTAATACCGTGCACAATACTTTGTATAACGAATCTTCGGCAAAAGCGTCGTGTGCCGCGACGACCCAAGACGGTGGTGATAATGTTTCTACCGGTAGTTACATAATCCCATTCTTTTTCAGTGAAGATTGGACGAAATCTTTACCACTTGTCGGTCTTCAATATCACGAAGTTGAAATCAGAATTAAGTGTAGAAACGGTACATTTGATTTAGGTACTGATAGACCAAGAGTATACGGTTCGTACGTGTTTGTAGACACAGAAGAACGTGAATTCTTTGCAAATGGTGAACACGAACTTCTCATTACACAAACACAACACCAACCAATGTCTGCTTCCGATACGTCGATTGATTTGACCTACTTTAATCACCCAGTAAAGGCCGTTCATATAGCTGCGGGTAACGATTCAGCATCGGGTGCCTCTACATCATACACTTTCACAGATGCGTCTATGTTTATTAACGGTGTTCCACTCTTTGAAAATATGACACATGAATACCACAGAAACGTTGTTCCATCGAGACACTGTTCGGTTCTTAACACCACGGTCGATTCGGAACAAATATATACATGGCCATTCTGCCTTACCATGAACAAATCTCAGCCAACGGGTACCTTGAACTTTTCGCGAATCGATAATGCGAGAATAAATATTAATGGTCCATCCGATGCAAACCTTGATATGATTCGCGCGTATGCGGTCAACTATAACATTCTCAGGATTAAGAATGGTATGGGTGGTATCGCATTTGGTAACTAAATTAGTTCTTACCCGAAGATCCAAAACCTCGTTCACCGCGTTTTGTTTCTTTTAATTCATCAACTTCCTCAATAAGTGGTGTTTCACATTTTTCCAAAATGAGTTGGGCGATTCTATCGCCTTGTTTAATTTCGAACGGTTCACTCCCGTGATTAAACAAGATAACCTTCAATTCACCCGTATAATCCGGATCAATAACACCTGCACCCGTTTGAATACCGTGTTTTACACTTAAACCTGATCTAGGCGCAATACGACCATACACACCTTGTGGTATCGTTGCACAAATGCCCGTACTTACAATACCACGTTCACATGCATTGATAGTCATGTTTTCCATGCTATACAAATCGTACCCGACAGATCCAGGCGATGCGCGCGTCGGTAAAGTTGCTTCGAGAGTTAATCGTTTAATTCTAAGTGTTTCCATGTTTTTATTAATCTAAGAGTTGTTTCTTTAAAACCATTTAAAATAGTGTAACGTATAATTAGAAATGAGTCTTAAGATTATTATGGGTAATATGTTTTCAGGAAAAACGTCGGAACTTATCCGACGTTTAAAACGGTACAAAGTTATAGGTAAACGTATTCTCGTTATAAATTCCAAAAAAGATACACGTGCATCTGAGGATGTTTTACGTACACATGATAATGTTCGTTTCGATTGTATAAAAACTAATAATCTCGATGAAGTTGATTTTTCAGATGTCGACGTTATAGCTATGGATGAGGCTCAGTTTTTCACTGGTCTTAAAAAATTTGTTGAAAAAGTTCTTGATTCGGGTAAAACGATTTTACTCGCGGGTCTTGATGGGGATTATAAACAAAGAAAGTTTGGTGAACTTATAGACTGTGTACCTCTCGCCGATAAAGTGTTTAAGATATCGGCGATGTGTATGGAATGTATGGATGGAACACATGGACCATTTACAAAACGTATCGTACAAAACGATGAACTCGAGCTTGTTGGTGATCACGATATGTATAAAGCAGTGTGTCGAAAACATTTATAAGGTATAATGCATTTAAAAGAATTAAAAAATCACGTTCATATTTTACAGAAAGAAGTAGATTTATTACCAAAAACTTTTATACGAGACGATCCCCGTAAAGAAGGTGAATGGGTTGGTTCCGAATATCTAAAACAAGTTATGATGCTATATACAGGTGGTAAATATGGGTGGTTGAAAGGTGGACAGGATCATGTTCAAGAATCATGGGTAAGTTGGCCACTTATATGGGATGGTAGTTTTATTACAAGTAATTGTAACTTATGTCCAGAAACAACAAAACTCTTATCTTCAATCGAAGGTATACATGTAGCTGGGTTTTCATTAATGAAAGGGGGTGTAAAACTCAAAGAACATGTTGATTATGTAGGTGATGATTATATATTTACATATCATTTAGGTATTAAATGTCCGGAAAACTGTATACTTCATCATATAGATCTAGGTGAAGTTACAGAAGAAGATGGTAAACACATAATCATGAATGCTCGTAAAAAACATTGGGCAGAAAATCAATCGGATAAAGACAGAATTATTTTATACATGGAAATTTATAAAAACGATTAATATCTAAAATAAGAACAACACGCTTTTCTTCATCAGTTTTATCAACACCATGGTATCGCGAGTGGTCAAAAAGAACATCTTCACCGGGTTTATGTTGATGAATATCAAACTCTGTGGTAAGATTACTTGTTCCTTCGAGCGTTAAGTGGTACCGTAACTGTAAATTACTCTCGGCGCGGTGCGCTGGTATAGACATTGTTCCTTCCATAACCGCAATCGTGGCATGATTAACACATGGTACAGTTTTTAAAAATGCGTATAGTTTTGGAAAATCGTGTATTTTATAGTAATAATAATTTTGATTATATTCAAACCATGGATCGAGGTCGTGGAAATAATATTTTTGTTTATTTTTATATAAAGTATCGTATTCATTTTTTATATCGAAAAAGTGTTTCTGTACCCGCCAAAGTCCTATAAAATCGTCTACTGAGTAATGCGGTTTATAAAAAAATAAATCTACGATTGAATTTCGTATACCAACGAGTGGACGTAAAGGTGTTTGGAAATACAATCTATCTATAGGCGATTTAATGTAATCGTTCAATATCAATAGTATTGGTATCATGAAAATCCACATTTTTTTTGTGTATATATAATAAATGCCAGGATATCCTAAATACGAAAAATACGCACCAACCCAGACACCAGAAGTTAACACATTAGAAAAAAGGTTTCTCGGTTTGACAAATGTTCAAGTCGGGTTATTTAGCTTACCAGTTTTTATTGCTCTTTCTTCGGTTGTATTACTCGTTCTTAACAAGAAGGCGAGATATAACCCAGCTGTTCTTGTTTCTTTGATTATAAGTTTAATACATTTATATCACCACTACACACTCGCTAAATTACAAAATAAACAATAATTATATAGTATAAATGTTTATGGTCGAAGAACCGTATGGTATATCACAATTTCAAGCTTGGTTAATATCCCTTGCACTTGGAATTGTGTTATATAGACGCAAAAACCGTGGTGAAAAATATATTCAGTAATTATATATGCGCGTTCGTTTAAGAAAAAGTCCACGTATTGATAAAAAGTTTAGAGTTACTTTTGAAAATGGAAAAATAGTTGATTTTGGAGCAAGAGGGTACTCAGACTACACAATACACAAAAATCCTTTACGTATGCGTTCATACGTAACACGACACGGTGGATTTGTTCCTCATATGGTACAAAAACAAACCGACCCCAAACTGGTTCATAAGAATATGCTCGATGTGTCTCGAAGTGATAAAGAAAACTGGACAAAAACAGGTTTTTTTACCGCTGGATTTTGGTCAAGATGGCTTTTATGGAGTCACCCAGAACTCGAAGGTGCGAAAAAGATTATATCTAAGAAGTTTGATTTATCTTTTCTCTAAGACCGCGACGTTTAAGGTTTGCTTTTAAAGCAGTCATTAAATTTGCGCGTGGATCTCTTCTAGTTGGGACTGGTGGTGGAGGTGGAACAGGTGGTGCACGTGCAACTGGTGGTGCACGTGCGACAGGTTGAGAAACTCGACGAACACGTGGAGCATTTGGTTCTACTGTTCGTAAAAGTGATTTACACGTTCGTATAAGTTTTTTTGAATTTCGAACCTGAATTTCCAAAGCTGGTTGTCGCCGTCTTTGAATTTTCATCTTAATTTCCTTTTCACTTAGAGGAACGCGTTTCCCTTTAATTTTTTTGGTTACGCGAAGACCGAGACGTTTTGCCTCATTTTTTAACAAATCTATCTTCATTTATATTAACCAAGAAATTAGTTAATAGTTAGGCATAGGAACATAATTCATTGCACGATCGACAGCCATTCCCCCTGCGGCACCAGCCAATGCACCTGGTGCAAGTTTTGGTGCAACGAAAAAACAACATAAACAACACACAGTTGTAATAATGGCATCTGATATAGTAGCTTTTTTACATTTTTCACTTGATTTAATTTTAGCGATGTCGGGTATCAATTTACCACATACACCCCAACGTGTAGATTGAGAAACACAAATAACGATACATGATACAAGCATAGCGATTTTATCCATTTTAAATAAAAGGTGCAACATCTGTATAGTTTATATTAGTATTATACTAGAAAAAATTATCCGTTCTGTACATTTTCGCCTGAAATGAACCAGTTTGTCCTAAAACCGAAACGGATTCATTTCCATAAAGTTCGCGACACCCAATATCATCCATACAATCGCGGTTATCAATTGTTACTGGAAGTGGATACACTTGATCACCTGGTGTTGTCGTGTAATAATGGTACTGATCACGTCTCCCCCTAACTTCTTTTCCGTATAAAGGTAACGTTTCTTCATCTGATCCTACGAGAACACCCATTTGTTGGACGTACCCCGGTTTATACTCTTTGATTGGTGGATTTCTAAATTCTCTTTCAACTGGTATTTGAACTGGAACTTCGACTGGGACTCCGACTGGGACCTTTTTATTAACTATAATTGGGTTACGCACTTGATATACAATTACGGTAATGAGTACCATTAACGCGATAAGTAATAATTTTTGTTGCGTTTTGTTTTTGATCTTCATTTATGTATACCAACATTATTTAACAAATCGTTTTCTAAGTTCGTGAAGAGGTTCTAAATCAATTCTATTGAGTCTGTACTGAACAAGTAGCCATAGAAAAAAGAAAATAGATTTTAAGAAATTGTTTGCCTCAGTATCGTCCATTTTATATATAGGACCCATTACACGACCAAAGAATGTTTCGTCTTTATTGTTCCCTGTTACGACCATTTCCATCTGGGTCAAAGCACATGTATCATCATTAACCGACCAGTGAAAAAATATGAATGGGACGAGGAGTGAATAAAACTCAAGGTTTTGTTTATTTTTCATAAATGGTACGACCAACATTGTTATGAAAAAAAGTAAATGAATGAAAAATATAATATTCATCTCTATTAGTATGAACGAAGAAAAGAAACTTCCGAAGATATGGCACCCACAACAGGAGAAAATACTAAAGTCCTGGGGTGAAGCCGCGGCCTGTTATAGATATATGCACTACCAGGCATATTGTTCATATAAAAAATTGAGTATGAAATTCACTATACCACTCATAATTGTAAGTACAGTTACAGGTACTGCTAACTTTGCACAAGAAACATTCCCACCTTCCATACAGCCTTTTGTACCCTCGGCTATTGGTGGTCTGAACCTAATCACTGCTATTGCAACAACTATCATGCAATTTCTTAAAATTAATGAATTGATGGAAGGTCATCGTGTTGCGTCTGTACAATACGGTAAAGTTTCGAGAACGATTCGTCTTGAACTTACACTCCCACTTTCGGAAAGGACGTTAAACGGTACAAATATGATTGAAAACATGAGAACCGAATATGACCGTTTGATTGAACAATCACCTAATGTACCCCAAAAAATGATAGATGCATTTGAACGTGAATTCCCAGATGATAATGAATTCTTCAAACCAGAAATTATGCATATACAACCCATTACACCATTTAAAGCTATTCAAGAAAACAAGGTTATAACCAAATTAAAAGATGCCGTAGGAGGTGCCGCAAAGCGAGAACTTAAACAAGAACTTGACGAAATACGTGGAGTAAAAAAAGCTGTTAAAGCCGATATAGAACGTGTACAGGAACGTAAGAATGAAATATTGGATTTAAAAGATAAAGGACTCGTAAGTCTAAAAGGTGATCTCATGAAAGAATTACGTAGACGTACAGAACTCATGGAAGTTGTTACAGAATCACCGAAAGACGATTCACAAGATACGCCACCATAATAAATAACGTAAAGTTAAAGACTGTAATGCACATCAGATAAGGAAACAGTTTCCTTTTTAAAGGATCTATCACTCTCATTTGAAGTGTATTATTTTCCATAATAATATCTAACGCTTGAGTAGCGAGATCTGCATCTTCAGTATCATTTGACATGAATGCCTTTGTTACAATACATAAACAAAAAAAGGTTGATCGTATTTCGCTCCATGACCGCGAAATAAAAGAAATCACGTCTCTATTAGAAAATGGTAAGAATGTGTTTTTATGTGGTGCGGCTGGTGTTGGAAAAACATTCGTTATTAATAAAATTCTTGATGAGACGAATAGTATAGAAATATATGATGAAGTGTTACGTAAAAAAGATATATTCCTGGGTACGATAAAAAATTCAAATATGTATGCGTATATAGACGATTATGAGTCTGATACTGCATATAAAAGTATAGTAGAAACCATATGCGACGGTGGTCGGGTTACAAAAAAACCATTACTCGTGACGTCTAAAAATGTACACATGTTACCGAATTTTAAACTCGTGTTCTTACCGAAACGTAAACCTGAAACTATTCAGTGGTTAAATAAAAATCACCCACGTTCAAAAATAGCCTCTGAAAAGTGTAAAGGAAATATAGGAAACTATTTCAATTACCTTGAATATAGCGACGACAAGGATATTTTTAAATCTTCAAAAGACATTATCGAAGATTTCTTTTGTAAACCAGGTACCGTAGATATAGAAGAAACTATACATGAACACGGACACATTTGGGGAGCCGTACACGAAAATTATCTTGGAGCTAACCCGGAACATCCCGACAAAATCATGACTGCATTAATAAATGCAGATACGTTCGATACAGAACTGTATAAAGGTGAATGGGATTTTATGCCTTATTTTGTTTTATACGCCATGAAAATACCAAAAATATATACGGGTAACACCCTAATTGAACCCGATACAATACGTCCGGGGAGTGCGTGGACAAAATACGGGAACCAGAAAATGCGTGAACAGAAGATTCGAAGTATACAATGTCGTTCCCATACAAAAATGAACCACCATGAATTCATGCTTTTACGTGAGTATGCACAAAAAGGTGACGTCTCGAAGTTTAAAGAGTATAATCTGACACCACAGGATTTTGATGTTATGAACCATCTTGGTTTACAGAACAAACTAAAACAACGAGAGGTTACTAAAATCAAAAAAATGATTAAAGAAAATGGTCTAAATTAACTAAATGAATACAACTACCCCAGCTTCAGAAGAGGAAGAATATAAAGTGTCTCGGGTCGTTGGTAACGAAATTTTCTATTATGGGGAAATTACCGATGTAGATATTCTCGAGTTCATCGAAGATTTTAAGAAACTTGAAATTGATCTTCTTAAAAAGAAGGCAGAACTCATAGGGTATGAACCTATTATGTACCTTCACGTATGTAGTGAAGGTGGCGATTTGTTCGCTGGAATAAGTGCCATGAACATTATCGAAAAATCACGTGTTAAAGTCGTTACTATAGCACAAGGTGTGTGTTGTTCCGCTGCTACGTTTCTCCTTTTGGGTGGACATGAACGTCGTATAGGTAAGAATGCACACGTTTTGATACACCAAATATCAACGAACGGGTTCTGGGGGAAATATGAGGAACTCAAGGATGAAATGAAATCGTGTGATAAACTCATGGATATGGTTACAAAAACGTACAAGGAAAAAACAACTATACCTCAAAAACAGTTTAAGAAAATTATGAAACGTGATATGTATTTAGATCCACAAGAGTGTATCAAATATAATGTCGTTCATTCGATTGATTAGACCTTCGGGTCCGGGGGGTTTTCAAGTCCACATGTCTCTTATATAAACCGATAATGGTCGCTATTATAAGAAATATACATAGAGTATTTGCATTTAAAGGAATAACCGTGTTTTCTGGAGGCCTAAGTCGTTCCATTCTTTTATAATCTACAACTGGTAGAACACTACTCATCTAATATAATGGAAACAATTTTTAAAACGGATAAAAACGGCAATCAAAGGTACACGTCAATTAGAGTTCAAAAACTGAAGGACGGTACCGCCAATATTATTAAAGCAACCGGTGTTGTTGATGGTAAAGAATCTATCTCAACAACACACGTTCCGCTCGGGTATGAGAGTGCCCTGAAAAGAGCAAAAACTATTTGGAAGAATTTACAGGTACCGGAGGTTATGCCTATGTTGGCAAACAAATGGGACGATCGTAAAAAGTACATTTCGGAACCGTTCTACGTTCAACCGAAACTTGATGGAGTTCGATTACTCGTCTCAAATAAAGGTGGAATTTCACGTACGGGGAAACTCGTTCCGGGAACCGAGTATCTCGGTAAAGGTCTCAAAGACGGTGAGTACCTCGACGGTGAGTGTTACGATCCAAACAAAACGTTTGAGGAAATTACAAGTTTGTTTAAAACAGACCCGAAACAACTCGAGTTTTACGTTTTTGATTATTTCGATGTGAATCGTCCCGAATTACCGTTCGAGGAACGCAAAAAGTATGTCACGGTCGAAACGAAACTTGTTCGTAAGAAAGCGTGTTTGAAACAGTTCCACGAGAACTTTGTTTCACAGGGATACGAAGGTACGATGGTTCGCGAACCTTCGAGTATTTACGAAAACGGGAAACGAAGTAATTACTTGTTAAAATTTAAGGATTTCATGACGGAAGAGTATGAAGTTATCGACGCAAAGACGGGACACGGTCGTGATGCGAATGCCGTCGTATGGGTGTGTAAAACAGAAAATGGAAGTACATTCTGTGCTCGACCCGAAGGTACGATCGAGCAAAGAGAGTATTTTTACTCAAATAAAGAGAAGTATTTTGGAAAAATGTTAACCGTAAAGTTCCAAAACTTGACAGAACTTGGGATTCCAAGGTTTCCCATCGGGATAGTATTTAGAGATTATGAATAAATATATTATATTACACAAATGAAAAGAGTTGCTATTGATATCGACGAAGTTCTCGTCTCGTTCGTTAAACCTATGGCAAAGTTCCGTGGATACAAAA